AACACTTGCTTTCGCTTACTCCAAACGGTAAGTGGACACAGGACAATGGTCAAGATATACATTTGATCATGACAGGAGGAGAGCCTTTGTTGGCGTGGCAGAAGCTCTATATTGAACTGTTCGAACATCCACGCATGAAGGACTTAAAAAATGTTACATTTGAAACAAACACTACACAACATTTACACGAAGATTTCTTCAACTATCTTAACACTCAAGACAGATTTGCAGTCACTTGGAGTTGTTCCCCTAAACTTAGTGTTAGCGGAGAACCTTGGGAAACTGCTATACTGCCTGATGTTGCTAGTGAGTATCATCGTGTTAACGGCAGTGACATTTACCTCAAGTTTGTTGTCGCTACTCAAGATGACTTTAACGAAGTTACAAGAGCTGTGGACGCTTACAGAGACGCCGGGGTACAATGTCCAGTATATCTTATGCCGCTTGGCGGACGTTCGGAAGAGTATAATCTTAATGTTCAAGAAGTTGCAGAAGCGTGTATGGAAAGAGGATGGAGATTTACACCAAGACTCCACATATCTTTATTCGGAAACGCCTGGGGAACCTAGTCCTGTGTTTGAAAAAGGTTATCCTTCTTATGAAGCAGTTAATAGAAAAGAAGGAAACGAAAAACGATTAGACGAGGAACTAAGAGAGAAAGGATTAATATGATGGGATGGTGGAATAAAATCGCACAACGCAAGAAGAAAGAAGAAGCAAAAGAAGAAACTAATCTTACCAAGGAAGAAGCAACTAAACAAAAGAAACCTTGGGTAAACGTACTACAGACTCATGTAGACTCAAAAAATCCAAGAAACGGTTTTTTTGAATTAGATTGGAATAATGAATTTGTCGAATCTCTTTTGGATGCTGGTTACAGTGGCGAAACACAAGAACAAATAGTTGATGCATGGTTTAAAGATTTGGCTAGAAATATTCTTAAAGAAGAAGGAATAAACGAAGATAGGGGTGCTGGCTTTATTAACGTTAAACCAATCGACAAGGATAAAGCAGAAATAAGTTGACAAGTACCATAGGTGATGCTACAATTTAAAACAGTAATGAATAAGAGGAAAGATAACATGACCTATGTTTTGGTAGACACTGCAAATACCTTCTTTAGAGCAAGACATGTAATACGTGGTAATCTTGACGAAAAGGTTGGTATGGCTTTTCACATTACCTTTAACAGCATAAAGAAAGCATGGAATGACTTTGGTGCAGATCATGTAGTGTTCTGCTTGGAAGGACGTAGTTGGCGCAAAGATTTTTATGAGCCTTACAAACGTAATAGGCAAGAAACTCGTGCGGCACTTACACAGGCACAACAAGAGGAAGAAGAAGTCTTTTGGGAAGCCTTTGATACATTTAAAGATTTTATTACAAATAAAACAAATTGCACAGTATTACAAAATCCGCAACTAGAAGCAGATGACTTGATTGCAGGTTGGGTACAATCCCATCCTAATGACGATCATGTTATTATTTCAACTGACGGAGACTTTGCACAACTTATTGCACCTAACGTAAAACAGTATAACGGTGTTAGTAACACAACAATTACACACGAAGGTTACTTTGATGACAAAGGCAAACCTGTGATTGACAAGAAAACTAAGGAACCTAAGGGTGCTCCAGATCCACAGTGGTTATTGTTTGAGAAGTGTATGCGTGGCGATACTAGCGATAACGTGTTTTCTGCATACCCAGGTGTGCGTAAGAAAGGCACAAAGAACAAAGTAGGTTTGTTAGAAGCATTTGATGATAGAGACACAAAAGGTTACAACTGGAACAATCTTATGTTACAAAGATGGGTAGATCATAACGGTGATGAACATCGTGTACTAGATGACTATAATCGTAATGTTACTCTATGTGATCTATCTGCACAACCATTAGAAATTAAAAAGATTATAGCAGAAACCATTGCAGAAAATGCAAAAGAAAAAGCAACAACTCAAGTTGGTTTAAAACTCATGAAGTTTTGTGCAAAGTGGGACATGCAACGTATAGCAGACAATGCACAACTTTATGCAGAGCCGCTTAATGCAAAATATCAAGGAGGGTTAGTAAATGTCAATTAAAGCAAAAGAATTATTAAAAGATAAATTTTGGATTGTAGAAAATGAAAAGGATACCATTGGTATGCTTTCGGTTAACGAACAAAACAAATATGTTCTTTCTAGTTCTACAGGAACAAAATATTTTTCAAACAAAACACAACTTAAAAAGTTCTTTGGTGGTGATTTTGTTGTTGCTAATATAACATTACCTGATGATGTTGAACCTTCAAAAGAAGTTCATGGATACCCAACTAGTACACTTCCGTATAACACTTTGTATGATATACAGAAACGTTTACCACTGTTTACTAAAAGTCCCAAATCAAAAAGCCTTTATTGTGCAGGGTATTATATCATTAAGTTTGATAAAGGTTGGGTTAAAAGTTTTTGTCCAAAGGCAATAACTGTAGAAAGATATGTGTCTAAAGGACCTTTTAAAACTAATATCGAAATGCGTAAAGCATTATCACAAGCAAACAAGGAAAAGGCATGAAAGAACCTTTAAACACCAGTGCCATACAACAATTCATTCAAAAAGTTAAATCTGCTGATCTATCAAAACAAAAAGAAGTTAAACTAGATATAGATTCTGCTAAAAACTTATCATATACATTAGGCACTGTTTTAGCACGGTTAGCAGGCGACTACGAAGGCTTAATTGCAAAGTCTAACACAAACAATGACGAAGTTATCCAAGTAAATGCTGATGCAGGCGGTTCTTGGGGTAAAGAATAAGTACGCATTTAACTTAAAAAAGATAAATATATACGTAGTTAAAGGAGACGTATATATTATGAGTAGGCCTAAACCAACAATACTCTTAGAGTTTGTAAACAAAAAAACCTATAAATGTGAACAGGTACTAGATGCTGAAGCCATCTGGGCAGTATTTTTTCAAGGTAAGCCTTTCAATCTAAAAAGTTCTAACTCTCTAACTAATTTTCCAGGACCAAAATACAAAAAGGTTTCTTTTTCAAATCCAGGTCACGCACATAACCTTGCCAAGAAATTAAACGATATGTTTAACACACAAGATTTTGCAGTATATAAATTAGAGAACGGCACTAAGATTGAACAAGAATGAACCTAAAACTAGCGTACACTAAAATTTTCATACAGGAAATAGAAGAAGCACTTTCTGAAGCAAATATAAAGGAAAGACTAGATACCATCTGGCAAAATACTAGAGCAGATGGAGGACTTCGTCTTACTGACGAAGGATACATGTTTTTAACAGAAAGAGTTGATTTAAAAGAGTACGATATTCCATTCCCAAGAGATATGGAATTTACCAGCCAAGTTTATATTTTTTTAGACAATTTTATAGATTGTCCATATTATCTTACCAAAAATTCCATCGTTGTTTTCTCCGAAAAAAAGTCAATAGAATTAATGCTTTTTAGCGGTGACGTAAAGAAATTTGGAATCATCAAAGCAATTAATAAGCAAAAAACGGAAAATAGTGGTTGACTTTTGATCTAGTGATGCTATTATATACATATAGTAAGTAACAAGGCACTGAAACAAAGGAGAGACTACTATGAGTGAAGTAATCACAAGACAAGTAAGCCCGAACGCGGCTAAGACAGCAATTAACCATGCGTTCACAAAAAAGCGTCCGATTTTTATCTGGGGGGCACCAGGTATTGGTAAGTCGGATATCATTCACCAAATTGGCAAGGATCTAGATGCGTATGTTATCGATGTTCGTTTGTCTCTTTGGGAACCAACAGATATTAAAGGCATTCCGTATTACTCAGCAAATGATAATACTATGCAATGGGCACCTCCAGCAGAACTTCCTAGCATGGAGATGGCTAAAAAATATAAAAACATCATTTTGTTTATGGACGAAATGAATTCTGCGGCACCAAGTGTACAGGCCGCGGCATATCAATTAATTCTTAACCGTCGAGTAGGTCAATATCATTTACCTGATAACGTGTTACTGGTTGCGGCTGGTAACCGAGATAGCGACAAAGGTGTTACATATCGTATGCCAGCACCGTTGGCTAATCGTTTCATTCACTTGGAAATGAAGGTAGATTTTGAAGATTGGTTTGCTTGGGCGGCAGATAATAAAATACACAAGGATGTATTAGGTTATCTAACTTTTGCTAAGAAAGACTTGTATGATTTTGATCCAAAGTCACCAAGCCGTTCTTTTGCAACACCTCGTTCTTGGACTTTTGTATCAGAACTACTAGATGACAAATTGGACGAGAACACACTTACTGATCTCGTTTCAGGTTCAGTAGGAGAAGGCCTTGCAGTTAAGTTCATGGCTCATCGCAAGGTAGCAGGAAAGATGCCTAATCCTTCAGAAGTTTTGGCAGGTAAAGTTACAACTATGGAGACCAATGAAATCAGTGCCATGTATTCACTTGCTGTCTCTCTTTGTTATGAAC